TAGGCCCAGATGGCATGATACAAGCCAAGATTGATGCGTTTACAGATACGTACAACTGCTTGTTATCGTCTTACAGTGTAGCACTGGCTGACGATATCGCAAACAGCTACATAGCTGGTAGTTTGCAAGCATCTAGCGGCGAGGCTCAAACCACATCCAGGCGAGCGCCCAATGGAGCTAGTAGGGCGTTTAAACAGTTAAAGTATGGTGACAGCGGGGAATATGATAACGGGCTAATTGCTAGCGCGTATAAGGCTGATGTTAATTTTTGCTTACCACTGGATGCTAGTCAATTTGTGGCCGGAGTCGCTGGTACAATTTACCCGGCGGATAATCCACAATGAGTGCAGAGACAAGAGGTTTTGCAAATACCATAGTCACAATATGGCACAAGCGCATGGCTGGTATAGGTCTAGGTGATGGTGTAACTTATGATGCGATCACAGTAAAGGCATGTTATGAGGTTGGTGGTAGTAGTCAGCACTCAGATGTAAATGGCGTAATGTTTACACCTAAATCAGTTTACTGGTTTGAGTCAATGACTGAAAATCCAAAATTAGGCGACTTTATCGCACTTGGTGATCAGTCTGTAATTGCCGACCCGTCCAGCGCCGAAGGGGCGGAAGTTGTGCGGATTGTTGCATTACAAGACTGCTCAGAGCTTGGCGATACTGATGATTTAAAGGTTGTTACATAGTGTCAATTCGTGGCGTTAAGACCATAAAGTCCAATATGCGGAGTGTGGCGATAGACGTAACCAACAATAAAACTATCCAATTCGTAAATGCTGTTGGTGCTCAAGCTGGCATACTGTCAAAAGATAAAGCTCCTATGGAATACGGTACACTACACAATAGTCAGAGGTTTGATGTTGTGAGTGGTCAAGGTTATGTGGTCGGCACGTTAAGCTATAATACTATGTATGCGTCAATACTTAATAACGGCATATACAAATGGAGATCGAGGCCACCGGAGAGAAAAGCTGGTCCTGCGTGGAATCCTAACGCAACAACTCATTTTTTGGAGTATGGCTTTGAGTCTAAAGAAGCAGTGATGATGATAAGTAAATTTTTGAAGGTGTTTAAAATATGACGTTGTTAGCTAGTTTTGAAGGTGAAAGGCTGTTAAATCACATTAAATCGAGCGGCTTGCTTGATGGTTTTGCTGATCATAATGGTATTGCACAACCAGCAATACCTAGCACTGCAAATATAATTGATATGGTAGAACTTGACTCAGACTCTAGGGCTTTGCAGGTTAGGTTGCTAGGTAACGACCAGTTTGCTAGCGGCTCTATCGGCATGAGTCAGTACCCTTGCGGTATTTACATTTTCGGCAAAGCTCAGTTATCTGATGTAAATGTAATTAACAGCTTTACAAGCTCGTTAAAGGATTGGCTGCGGATTAATTACACCAACAATAATGAGTGCATTATATCAATTCAAACATTAGGTAAGGGTGGTCCGTTTATTTTGAGCGATAATAGACCATACTTTGAAATTCCACTGGTTGTAAGATTTAACGAAATATCTGGTTGATAAAAGGGTGTAAATGCGTATAACTATTCCGGTTTTCTTTTATCTGTGGATAAATGCTATAATCTACCGGAATTAATTCAATTTTAAACCGAGGTAAAAAATTATGGCAAATTGCACAGATCAACCAATTGGAATTGGTCGCGGCTTGGTAGTTTCATGGGTTTCTGGTTGCGGTATTGATGATCCACTTTCAACAGCGACAACTCCGCTAGTATACAAAAAACTAGGGTTTGTTGAGACTCGTGGCGAAAACTTTACACCGCGAACAGTCACAAGCAACACAGACTCAAGCGGCATTTACACCGATACAACTGTTATCGGTAATGATATTGAGATTCCTGTATCTGTTTTAGATGCTAAAGACGTTGCGACAGTTAGCTCGCAGCAAGAACTACGCACGTATTACATAACAGAAGTGCAAGCAGGAAGGCAGCCTTCTGTTTGGGTGCGCGTTTTAGATCCTCTGCTTGCTGAGTACCGTTATTACTTTTGCAATATCACATCATTAAGTCGCAGTGCTGAAAATGAAGGCAATAGAACTGGTGAGTTTACATTTACCGCCATTCCAACTTACGACGAAAACAACGCTACATATCAATCAGAGGCAGTAGTTTAAGTTTGTTTAGCCGCTCTAGTTTGGGCGGCTTTTTTATCTAACTCATCCTGGTACTCAAACAGCCTCTGCTGCTCAGCTTTACTTAACCTTTCTTTCCTAGCTTTTTTCTGTTCGGGGAATTTAATATCCCAAGCCATTAAAAACTCTGTTAATGTCATGTCGGCGGCTTGCTCTCTGCTCCTACCTAAGTGCTCACACGCTAAACCAATAAATCTATAAGTATCAAATTCTTTTAGTGGCTCTCCGTCCTGTGCATCCTCATCTGTCACACCTATAACCCCAAATCTAAGGCAGTGACTAGCCAGTACTATTACGTCACTGATAAAGTCGCTATGTGGCGGATTGACCAGTTTTAATCGACCGCTATCTGTAAATTTGAATCTGCCAAAAATATCGGGTGGCAAGTTTGGCTCGCAACAAGCCTGAAGTATCTCAACAGCCCTGTGGTATTGCCAGTTTATTGATGGACAGTCAAAAAATGTTATTAGAGTCTCAACAATTTCAGTAGGGCTACCAATTTTATCTATATTTTGAAATGTTGGCCTTATGTTGTATTTACTATCATTTATGTATATAGCTGCAAAACCGTATCTAGTGAGCATTAATAAACCTTTTCATATTATGTTATAATGCGGTTAGTTTACATTATTTTAGGCGTTTTTAAATATGGCGGAAAATCTAGGCTCGATACGTTACGATATAGAAGTCGGCACATCCGAGATGCTAAAAGCTGAAACCACTGTGAGCAGGAGTACATCAAATGTTGTTGCCAGCTTTAAAAATGCGGAGGTTGCAACAAAAAAACTCAATACAGAAGTAACTAAATCTGCGTCAGGAATTAGAAAGGCAATGCAGAGCAACTTGGGCCAAGCTGGTATACAGGTACAGCAATTTGTAGGTCAATTACAGGGAGGTCAGTCAGCTATGGTTGCGCTAGCGCAGCAGTCTGCCGATTTGGGTATTGTGCTAGGCGCTCCGATGGTTGGTGTTATCGTGTCACTAGCAGCCGTACTCGCTGGCACGTTGCTACCTGCTCTATTCAACAGCAAGTCAGGACTAAGTGAGCTTGAGAAGTCAATAGAGCGAACAAGGGCTGTTATGACCATTGGCGCTGGCGGAATAGTTGAATACACATCGCAAATGCAGGAGTTAGGCCGAATTAGTAAAATTGTAGCTGATTACAGAATCAAAACCGCCATATCTGACGCTACTAGCTCCATAAAAAATGGTGTTAAAGCTATTGGGGAGGAGTTTAGTAATCTAAATGATGGCGACATAATGACCAACTTTAATGACGCTATTAGATTCTCAGATCAGCTTTACGGTCAATTTAGCGGTCGGATTGGTCAATATGCCAAATTTATAGGGGAGCAGCTAGGCGCGACGGGCAGCGAGGCGAAAGAGGTTGGCGCCGAGTTCATACAGGCATTTAAAAAGCTAGAGAGTGCAAAAACTGTTCAAGAAGTCACAGCGATACAAGAGTCAATTATAAAATTGTCCGAGTCAACTGGTAAAGCTGACAAGAAGTTGGTGAAAATGATTGGTAATACATTCAACCAATTTGACCTAATCCGGGAGGGCGCAGCGGTATTAGAGCAAGCCGCAAAGGGTCAAGATGACTTAGCTAACACAGCGCTAAGATCTGCAAGCACTGCGAGCGATCTTGCAAACTCATTGACAGCTCAGATAGTCGCACTTAAAGAAGGGGAGCGTGCGGCGTACTTGTACGGACTCCAACTGCAAGGTGTCAGCGATGCTCAAAAAGAAGTGCTTATAAATCTATATGATCAAAAGGCGGCGCTAGAAGATGAGGCGAGATTACGCAGCGCTAGCAGCCAAGCTCTTGAGCAGGAAATAGATGGATACACAAGGCTGGCAGACTCGATAGAAACGGCAAGGATAACAAGAGAAAGGCAGGAATCAGCAAAGGAGGCTCGAAGGGTTGAAACACTAACAACCCAAGTTCAAACTGTAGGGCTTGATCAAGAGGAGGAGGTAAGAGCTAGGTTTGAGCGCGAAAATCAAATGCTTACTGAGGCGGAGGAGCTTGGCATAAGAATCCGAGGCACTTACGCTGAGAGAAGGAAGCAGCTTGCAGAGGATGAAGCAAAAGCTATAGACTCATTGAGGGAAGAATCAAATAACGCAATGATTGAGTCACTCGAAGCTATGCAAACCCAAGCTGTCGGGGCATTTACTCAATTTGCAACTGGTGCAAAAAGCGGTAAGGATGCTATTGGAGATTTGGCAAACTCGATATTGACTCAGATGATTGGAGCAATAGTTAAACAAGGTGTAACATCAATCGCCACACAAAAATCAGTGGCGGCAACTCAGGTGGCGAGCAACGCAACAGTCGCAGCAAGCGCCGCTCCTGCCGCTGCTACAGTGTCATTAGCTAGCTTTGGCGCAAATGCAGGTCCAGCAATTGCTGGTATGCTAGCAGCGTCAGCCATTGGATTAGCTATATCTGGTGGTAGACAATACGGTGGTGCAGTGTCTCAGGGTATGTATAGAATCAATGAGGGTGGAGCGCCGGAGATTTACAGTCATGGCGGCAAAGATTACCTAATGAACACCAAAAACGCCAATGTAAAATCCGCTTCGGTTGGCGGTGGGGATGTTAGCGTTGTTGTGCATAACAACGCAAGCGGAACACAGGCTACAGCCAAGCAGAGCGCCGATGGGAAAACGGTAGAAGTTACAATAAACGAGATTGCAAAGCAGATCTCGAGCGGGCAAGGTGTACTACCAAGGACGCTCAAGCAGCATACAAATTTATCATTTAAAGCATCGAGGTAAAAATGGCTGATATAGATTACCCAAGCGAGCTACCACAATTTAACGCCGGAAAGCAGCGCCGGGAGCGTCAAGGTTTTGTTGTGACAAACCCGCTGCAAGGCTCTGCCTATGTGGAATTAAGAACCGATGACCTGCCTGTTATGTGGGATGTTACAATCACCTGTATAAGCGCACTGCAAGCTCAAACTTTTCTGGCTTTTTTGCGCTCAGTGAAGGGTGGAAGACCATTCAATAAATCAATACTTACTGAATACGGCTTCCAAGATTACGAAGTTGCATTTGCTCAAGAGCCTAGAGAGCCAGAGCAGATAAGTCCTAATGTTTGGCGCTACTCTGCTACAATTTATGCTCAACAATTTAAAATGCCTAGGATACCAACGTTTATCACAACATCTAGTTATAGAGTTGTTGGTGCATGATTTCATATCCGATCTACTTACCTGATTTTAAAACTAGCAGATTGCAAGCTCAGAATTTTAATTTTGAGCTGCAAGGGTTTAGGCGGGAGATGACATCTTATGATTATGGCGTGCAATGGAATATTGAGATTAGCTGCA